ACTTTGATGGTAGTAGTGACAGCGTGGTCTATAGTAGCTCATCTTTGTATGACGTAGGAAGTTCAGATGATTTTGAACTAGAGTGTTTCTTTAACACTGATATGGTTTCTGGCTCTGGTGACTACGGTTATATGCTTGGAAACTATGATGGTTCTTCACAGTTTATGACATTGCAACCAGACTTCCGTTCAACCAGTGAGCATTTTGCGTGGTACTTAGGTAATGGTTCGGCTTGGGGATGGGATTATACTTCTGGTGATATAAAGCCAAACACTTGGCATCATGTCACAATAAGCAGAACTAGTGGCACTTTGCGGATGTTTTTGGATGGAGTGCGTTTAACAAACATACAATCTTTTTCAGCATCTAGCGGCTCAATATCTGGCGGCAACGTAATTAATAACACAACGTCATATAACCTTTCAGCATTTAGGATAGGCGAAGCCTATGCAGGGCAGAAAGCGTACAAAGGTTATGTAAGCAATGTTCGTTTTATTGTTGGGTCGTCAATAAGAAACTCTGACAGTAATTTTACTGTGCCAACGTCCACACTGACAGACGTTACTAACACAAAGTTGCTTACCGCTACCAACCTCACTATTGGCGATGACATTAGTTCTAATAATAATGATGGAACTGCTTACAACCAAGCAAGAGCTAGTGGTGTAAATCCGTTTGGGGCATACACTTTTTTTGATGATGTGTCTGGTAATAACAACAACTGGTCACCTAACAATTTGACATATACGGATGTTGTGCTTGATGGTACTAATAATTTTGCTACGATGAACCATAATGATTTTGCTATGTACTTATCCGAAGGCAATCTAAAGGTTAGCAATAGCACTGGCTCTGGCTCTATAATTGCTAGGTCAACAATGCTTGTGCCGCCCAATTCTGGAAAATGGTATTTTGAAGGTTACAATACTGTTACTAGTTCTAATGGTCATTATATTGGAGTTTGGTGTCCTACTGGCCTTAATGCCGCCATATCATCTGGTTATCACGATGACGCTAACTTTGGCATTATATCTGGTCACGAATGTGTAGCTTATTTATCTAATGGCACAATAAGAAACAATAGCACTTCATCCACTGTTACTGGTCTGGATGACTTCAACACATCTGGTGACATTGTTGGTGTATTGCTAGATATGGACGCACAGACTGTGCAGTTCTACAACAATGGTACAATACAAGGTTCTGCACAGAGCCTTCCAAATACGACAGACCCTTATGGTTTCTTTGTGGCTGGGCATAACTCTAAAGGCGTTATTTTTAATGCTGGTCAGGATGATAGCTTTGCTGGCCTTAAAGCCCCTAATGGCATTTCTGATGAAAGTGATACAGGTGTATTTTCACAGTCGCAAGGGGCTAATGGCAAGGCGTGGAACTCAGCCAATCTGCCAAGCGGTGCGATAAACACGCTGAACGATGAAACGCCAGAGGATTATTTCAATACGGTGCTTTATAGCGGAGACTCTACTTCATCTAATGGGATTACAGGTGTAGGATTTCAGCCTGATTTAGTTTGGATAAAAGAAAGGAATGGCACTTTTAATCACGTTGTTCAGGATTCCGTAAGAGGAATTGGTGCTACTTCTTACTATTATTTAGCTACAGATAATACTGGTGCAGAAGCATCTCAAACTGATGGTGATGGTCTTTTATCGTTAGATACTGATGGATTTACTGTTGGTTTTAATGATACTGGTGCTTGGAATGAAACTGGCTCAACATACGCCGCTTGGAACTGGAAAGCCAACGGCTCTGGCGTATCCAACACTGATGGCAGTATTACCAGCACAGTAAGCGTGGGTGCTACAAGCCAACAGAACTGGTTTAGTATTGTGTCTTATACTGGGAACAATACAGATGGTGCAACAGTAGGACACGGTCTTGGGGTAGTGCCATCTTTAATTATAACCAAAAGCCGTTCTGCAACTAGTTTAACTGGCTGGATGACTAAGCATAAAGATTTAGCATCAAACTATAATGTTGCCTTAAATAAGACTGATGCGGCTTGGAATCCATCATCTAATGGTTGGGTTGGTGATTTAACTAGCGATACAACATTTAGCTTGGAGAATGGTACGGTTAATGGCAACAATGCAAATCAAAGCGGTGTTACCTACATAGCCTACTGTTTCGCAAACGCCGAAGGGCTGTGCAAGGTGGGCAGTTATGTGGGCAATGGTTCGTCAGATGGCACGTTTGTTTATACAGGGTTTAGGCCAGCGTGGGTTATGATTAAACGGACAAACTCTACTGGTAGTTGGGTCATTCAAGATTCTACTAGAAACCCATATAATGATTTGGATTTGTATTTACTTGCAGAAAGCAGTAACGCAGAGGCTACTTTAGCCAATGTCGCCGATTATTGTAGTAATGGTTTCAAGTTGCGCCTCAATGCTACATCAACTAATGCTAGTGGCAGTAGCTATATATATCTAGCCCTAGCCGAACAACCATTCAAATACGCAAACGCGAGGTGATATTATGTGGACATATCAAGGAAAACGAATAAAAGAAGGACGGAGTTGGAAAGACTCTGACGGTATTACCCACCCAACCTCGTGGGGACGGTGGAGTGATGCTGAGAAAACTAGTAAGGGGATGGTGTGGGTTGACCCTGCACCCTCCTTTGACAATCGCTTCTGGTGGGACGCAAGTACCCCTAAGGCATTAGAGGATGTCAATGCTGTAGACGAGGATGGTAATCCTGTACTAGAAGATGGTGAACAGATGGTCATTCTTGGCCTCAAGTCTCAGGCTATTGCACTAGCAAAAACACAGGCAGCAGGACTACTAGCACCTACTGACTGGTATGTAACAAGGAAGGCTGAGACAGATGTAGCAATCCCCTCAGAAATCCTAACATACCGTCAGTCGGTCAGGGAAGCCTCAGGAGCGATAGAAGCAGCTATTAGCGGTACTACTACCCATGAAGCCTTTATCGCCCTGTATGACGCTCCTGTGGACGCTGAGGGCATACCTACTGGAAACGCACCTATTAATAACTGGCCTGACGAGGTATGATAATGAGTACGCAAACACAACTAGATAATCATGAGGCACTCTGTCTAGAGCGTTACAAGGGTATCACAGAGAAACTAGAAGGTTTAGAAAAACGTATGTGGAGGTTAGAGGCTATGATTATGGGTTCTACCTTTGCTATGGTTGCACTAGCTGCTATGTTATTTTCTAAAGTCATGTAATGTTTCAGGCTATGATACTGGTGTGTAGTATGCTGCCCAATGCAGAACCACCCTGCGTAGAGCTTCAAGACAAGAGAGGCCTACTTAGAACAGAACAACTGTGTGAACAACGGCTGGAAGAAATGAAGGCTGTTATTCCACAGATGTTCTATCCACCCTACGTTGTAGGAGCTAAGTGTGAGAAAATAGGAGAGCATTTATGATTACTGCTCTAATACCACAACTACTACCACTTATTAGTAGTGTGATAGACAAGACTATTCCAGATGAGAATGGTAAGGCAAAGGCTCTACAGGACATAGAAAAAACCCTGATAGACAATGCTAGTAATATTAACCTAGCTCAGATAGCCACAAACCAGACAGAAGCACAACACAAGAATATCTTTGTTGCTGGCTGGAGACCTGCAATAGGCTGGTCATGTGCGCTGGGTATCTTCTGGTTATTTATTGGTGCTAACTTTGCACAGTGGGGTATGAACATGGCAGGGATAGAGGGAGAAGTTCCTACTGTTCCGTCTGACGTACTTCTTGAATTAACCTTTGCAATGCTTGGCATGGCAGGACTTAGAACTTTTGAAAAGATAAAGGGTGTTAGTAAGTGAGTACGCATATCTTTAATATGTTTAATCAGACTACTGCTGAACAGGCGGCTAAGAACCGTGGAGAAAAGATAGATGACACAAAAACAACTGATGGACACCCTACACGAGGAAGTGACGAAAGAGTTACTCCTACGAGTGAGGAGCGGAGAAGCGACAGCAAGTGAACTATCAGTAGCTGTTAAGTTTCTCAAGGACAACGGTGCTAGTCTTGATGTAATCATGGCTGAGTCACCTATGGCTAACCTACTGGAGAGCCTACCATTTGATAGCACGGAGGCAATGCAATGACAGTAGCACCTAATGCTTCTTTAAAAATAGAACAGAAGACACTTACTGGTGGTAACTGGACTAAGATACTAGATGAAGACCATACACGTACATATCTTCTTATTCAGAATGACCACGATGCCCACAGCATTGAGGTAGGCTTTGGTACTAATACTACTGCTCCTACTGTTGGTATTCATATTGAGGGTGCTGTTAGTGGTCATAAAATCAAGGATACTCAGTTTGAATTTGGGGTAGCCCCTATCAATGCGGTATGGGCAAAGGCTGATGACCTTCATGACCACCCTATAGACATTATGTATGATGACTAGTATACCTGAACAACTACAAGATTTCAGAAACTTTACGTATCTTGTATGGCAACATTTAGGACTCCCAGAGCCAACACCTATTCAGTACGACATAGCACACTACCTACAGCACTCACCGAAGCGTTGCATTATCGAAGCCTTCCGTGGGGTAGGTAAGAGCTACATCACAGCAGCCTATGTCGTACACCAACTCCTCCTAGACCCCCAGCTAAAGTTTATGGTGGTGTCTGCTAGTAAGGCTAGGGCTGATGACTTCTCTACATTTACACAGAGGATTATCACAGAGCTACCCATATGCCAACACCTAGTGGCTAAGGATAATCAGAGGTGGTCTAAGATAGCCTTTGATGTAGCCCCAGCAAAAGCCTCAGGGTCTCCTAGTGTTAAGTCTGTGGGTGTGACTGGTCAGTTGACTGGTTCTCGTGCTGACATCATCATTGCTGATGACGTTGAAGTACCTAATAACTCTATGACACACATGATGCGTGAGAAGCTAGGGGAGACTGTTAAGGAATTTGACGCTGTTCTCAAGCCTGACGGTAAGATTATCTACCTAGGTACAC